CCATTCTGTGTACACTTTATACTTAGGCATTATCATACTCCTTTATAAACTCAAACTCAATTCTCTGTTTTGGATATAGTGACTGCATCATTTCCATAGCATACTCAATGGCATTAGTCCAGTCACCACCTTCGAGGGCTGAAGGGTGGACATTAATTTGTCCACGCTCCATGCCGATTTTGATACCAATTATCCAATACACTGCTCATTCTCCTTTTCGATTAGGATTACATCCTTGTTACAGTCTTCGCATTTACTTTTTGGCTTGAGAAAATCTGTATAAACATCTTCATCATACTCAAGCATCCATGATATGCGGTTGGCACGAACCCATGAGAGTTCCCACACATTCGTGCCACCACATTCATAGCAAACCCATTTACTCATGCAACTTTGAAGTCAGGATTACGAGGGGTAAGGATACGCTTACCATTTGCATCTACCTTTAGAGTAGACTTACCCTTCTGATTGCCACGCTTGCCACGAGCAAGGTCACGAAGGTTGTCAATCTTGACATTGCCAATCTCAATAGCAATAGGCTCTGACACATCCTTACGGCGTACAGCCTTGCCAAGTTCTTTGTGCATATGGTCAAGTACGATACCTGCAATAGCCTCTGCGGTGTACTGCAAGTAACCACCTGCTTCAGCCTTGGCTTCACGAGCATGGGTAAGGGCAAGGTCATAGAACTTTACACGCCCCATCTTTATACCATGATAACGCTGATATAATGCCTCTACCTTAGCAAGTTTCTTTTCAATCTGAGGTGATGCAAGTATCTGCCCTGTCTTACCGCCAGAACGCTGATGAAATGTGATAGTTTTGATAGTCATAATAAAATCTCCTTTAGGTTGGGTTAGTTAGTTGGGTTAGTATTAGTGTCCAATGTTGGACGGTTTTCAATAGCCAGTACAGAAGGCTTGCCTTCAGGGGTCATGGCTAAAGATATGACAGATACATCTGCGGCAGGTTCACCTGTTTGAGCAAATATAAATGTGTCATTCTTGTATGGGTTGTATGTCACTTTCTTAGCGTTGAACAGTGCATACATATCAGCAGGGTAGATAGTGCCGACAGCAAAGGCATGAACATTCTTCTTGCCCTCACGCCGCACCTTCTCCTGCCCTGCCTTACGCACTACAAACTTAGCGTCTGTCAGTGCTATATGGTCAGTGTGTGCAATCACAAGCCCAGTTTTGCGGTCTTGTACTGACCACAGTTTCTTGTGTAAATTCCAATATACTCTGACTTTAGTCATTTTCCAGTCTCCATTCACGCAGGACAAACTTAGCACGATTGATAAACTGTCGTGCCATGTTCTTTTCGTTATGCACCATTGCTTCTTGTGCGTCAGATAGGATGGACATAGCAAGCATATAATGTCCATTACGAAAGTTCATTGGGTTGTTCATCATGCACACTAAGTCATCATGTGTGCATCCATACATATCCATATAGGTATCATCATTATTACGCATACCATTTCTCCTGTGTCATATGCTTTGCCTTACGCTGTGCCTTGCGGTCACGCTTCCACTCATCACGCTTTGCCTTGGTTGCTGTCTTACGAACAGGCAACTTCTCAAATACTGAAAGGTCATTCCAGTCATGGTCAAATTTATTTGTTGGTTTTAGTTTCCGCATTGGTCTGCTCCTTCGATTTGTTGCGGTTATACTTCGTTTTGTCAGGCACTACTTGTGTACGCCTACGGCTTACTGCTATTGCCTTGGCAACAGGATTAACACGTTTAATCTTCATTGTCAAACCTCTCATCTAGCATTTCTAACTGCTCTTTAAGAGCAAGCATGTAGTTGGTTTCGTCAATGAGGCAATCAGCACCATCTAAACACTCATAATAGCAATCATGGCAATACATATCCTCATTGTGATATATGACTGCATTGTGTTGGTCACATCCTGCACATTTACTCATTGCTAAACTCCATCGCAATAACTGCCAATCCACCTACAAAGCAAGCCACACAACCTGTCAGCACATAGCCCATGCCTTGTATGCCTTGTGCCATGCTCGTGGTGGCAAGTAAGCCCACAATGCCACTTGTGATAGCGATAAACATTCCGATTACGATATTAGATATTTTCATATCAAAGTCTCCAAAGTGTCCAACATTGGACGGTTTCAAAAAGGTGCTGGGCTTTTAACGTGGTCGCGTCACTGTCTTTACATACCGCCCAGACTTCACGATATGCACCCCATGTCACCATGTTTAGCCATAGCGTTCAATTCACATGGGGCGAACCTACTTGCACTTTTTGTGGCTTTAATCTTTCGCTAGGTCATTTTAATCTCCAAAGTGTCCAATGTTGGACGGTTTCAGTTTAATTATATCTAAGTGAATAATACACTTTCACTAAAGTATCAAGTGTATTTTCACAAGATATATATAAGGGTTTAGGCTGAAGCATAGTGCTTTGACCCTGCACCATGAGCCATGATTACAATGGACTTGGCATTGATAGTGTTGCCACTACACAATTTGCATTGCTCACAAGTGGTGCGCTTACCTGCTTCTTCTGATGCAGGACAAACAATCTCTTTGCCTTTCACAATGTCCTTAGCATTGGCGGTTACTCTGAAAGTACGCTCACCATTAGCCCATGCTTCTTCTGCTTCGGCTAGTGTGTCAGCACTACGCATGGTCAGGTCAGGGCGATAGTCAGCACCGACAAGGTTTGCTTGGTGGCTGTATCCAGTGTGACCTTTGGCATTGGATATCAGGCTTTCCCATATGTAACTAGGCACAGCCGCTGGGTCACCATACGTGCCAAGCCTGACCATCATATCAGTACCTATACTAGCAATGGCATCATGCCCCTGCAATCGCTTGTAATTGCCCTTTTTGTATGCCTTGTACACAGATAAGACCATCAGCAACATAACATAACATGACCGCTTCTTAGCACCGCCACTGTTGCCATTGTGTGGTATCCCACGATGAACACATGAGCCGCATACACTGTAATCCTGACCAGTACGGCTTGCAGTAATCGGGTCAATGTCTGACCGCATGATGATTGTCTGAAGCATTGCGCCAGTCTTTACATTGCTAGATTTTGGTATTGCAATAACAACTATTTGTTCGTTGTCAATGTGTGATGTGTTTTCATATATGATGTACATAATCAATGCCTTTCAAAAAGTGTCCAACATTGGACGGTTTCAGTTTGTCTTGCCCATTAAGCATAGACTAAAGCAAACCCTTGTCAAGCATCTTTTGCTTGAGCAAAAGCACACGCTCATGCCTTGCTTGTGCTTGCTTGTAAGCATCATAAGCCGCTTGCATGGAATCCTTTTGCCCAGTCACAAAGCATCGAAATTCTGGACGGTTTTCTGGCTCATAGACACGGCTATAAGCCATGTCCATTGCTTGCCAACTTGAGCCTAAAGGCTTGTGTTTGCCCATAGGAATAACAGTTTTTCTAGCCATAAAATTAATCTCCGATTAAAAGTGTCCAACATTGGACAGTTTCAATTAGACAGTGGCTTACGCCACTGCCTTTTTGTTTGTGTCTTCATCCTTTAGGATGGCAACGGTGGCTTTAAATGCTGCCTCAAATTCTTTGAGGGACACGTTATTTGCTTCTAGCAAATCAAGTACGTTGACAGCAATATCTTCAGCGTTTAGTTGCTTTGCAACTTCAGACTGTCCAACATTGGACACTTTGTCAGCCTTTGGCTGTTCAGGCTTGTCAGCCTTTGGCTTACTAGGTGCATCCGCTTTCTTGGATTTATTCCAAGCGGCAAGCAATGCTGTTGTGGAAGTAAATCTTTTCACCATAGGTGACAATTCATCCCAATTTGCCGCTAGATGCTTTGCATCATTGCGCCGTCTACGGTCAATATTATTGACTCCGCAAGCAATCAGTCTGGCTTTCTTGATTTGCCCAGAGCCTTCGGCTTCAAGAGCAAGCATCAATTTGCCTAAAGGCAAGTCAAAGTCGGTGATTTGCTTCCTGTCGCTACGCTGGATGGCTTTCCAAGCCTTGCCCAAGGCATGACCTTGTGCTTCAAGAGTGTTGATTTCAGATTTAACTTCGTTAACAATTTTCTTAGTCATGGTAAAACTCCGTTTTAAGGTTGACTTCGACACCGTGCCGAAGCCCTTACTTTGTAACCCGATGATTCCAAAATTGTCAACCGAAAAACCGTGCGTGATTTCTCCTGCGCATTATGCGTGGGGAAACAGGCGTGAAGTTTTCCCTGTGTGTGTGTGGGTGATGTGACGCATTATGCGTGAGGCAATCTGCCATGATGAGATGGGGGGTATAGTATTTTCAATACTAACTGAAAGCGTCCAATGTTGGACAAAATTACCGTAGGTAAAATTTTATGCATCAGCAATGTAACTTCGTTACAAAATTTGTGAAGTCAACCTTCACATCATGTCTTTGACATGGCGACTGATACCATATCAGTTGTTTATCAACTGAAAATTTCCCATGAATAACTAGACCTATGGTCTAAAGATGGATTGAAACACAAGATATGGCTCTGACTATACGCTATGACACTGCATAATGCGCCCACATACACACGCAGTCAGTGGGTCGGGCAGGAGCCACCCCCCGTAGGTAGCGTAGTATGTACACAGAAATACACAGATTAGGATTTTTCACTGTTAACCACAGTAGCAACTGATAGTGCTATGCTCAATAGTTGTGCAATATCTGCTTATTTTTTAGGCATATTATCTGAGATTACACATTAACTGATACATATTGTCGCACTTACATATTATTTGTATTGACAGGGGGTTGACAGTGTGGTATAATTATACACATAAACTAAGACTACACTTAAACTGTCTACACTTAACTGCTTTATAACTTATCTATATTAATACTTAAGTATAAAAACACTTAGATAACACTTTAACTGTAGACACTATAAGTGACGGTCTATAGCAGTAATAGACATGTATAGATATTATTTGTGCTAAACAATAAGAAAGTTCTTGACATTGGCAAAGAAATCCGTAAAACTATACACAGATAATGTAATAGAATCATTCTATGATGCTATACGTAACAACTCACTTGACCGTTTGCATATCCCCCACAGTGATGTGTACTATGTCCGTGCTGCTTGTGAAGCAAGGTACGGACGTAAGTTTACGCTGAAGCATGTAGAAGAGGCAATGAGAGCAGAGGGCTGGACAGATGGAACAAATTAATGTTTACTGCCATTATTATTGCTTGCCTTGCCTCTGTGCCAGATAGCTGTATCACCTTTGCTGATAGCAGAGGTCCATATGCTACACAGGCCCAGTGCCTTAATCGTACATTAGAGATGGCTCAGTCAGCTGCTAACATAGCTGGTGAGCCTGTTCTTGTTAAACGTGGTTGTATTCCAAACAAAGGACAAAGCACATGAGTATGCCGGAACGTGTAAAAAGTAAGATGAAAGAGGAAGGGTTAGCTGGCGTTAATAAGCCAAAGCGTACACCCAAGCATCCTACTAAGTCACACTGTGTTATGGCAAAGGAAGGTGACACGTACAAGTTCATCCGCTTTGGACAGCAGGGCGTTAAAGGTGCTGGCAAGAATCCTACAACAGCAAAAGACAAAGCACGTAAGAAATCATATTATGCTAGACATAATGCACAAGGTAAACCGACTAGTAAGTTAAGTGCTAAATACTGGTCACACAAAGTCAAATGGTAGAGGGAACATACAACTATGGCTGACAAAATGACAAAGAAAGAAATGGATGCGTACTACGAGGACAAAGGTTATTATCACAAACATGACCCACGACATCCTATGAACAAAGAACTTACTGGTCCATCTGTATTAATTTCTGTAGGTGTAAAGCCGCCTAAGAAAAAACCAGCAGAGCCAAAGAAAAAAAGAAAAGATGAAAAAGCTGGAATGGCATACGGCGGTATGGCAAGTGGAAAGAAACACATGTATGTTGCTGGCGGTAGCGTTATGGAAAATCCCGGACTGAAGGCATTGAAAAAGGCTAGTCCTGAAGCATATAAAAAGATTACAGGTAAATAGTTGCATCCTGTAGAGCAGGACATACGCAAATGGTCTCACGAGTTTCTTGAAATACCAAATGCAAAGTTAAATGGACTACCGCCATGTCCATACGCAAAACAGGCATGGCTAGAGAACCAAGTTAAGTTTAGCATTAACACGGGGCTAGATGGACTAGCTGAGTGTGTGCAGAAATTTGAGTCCCACGATTATGATATAGTTGTGTGGGCTTCAGAAGAATTGCCAGACATGGAATATTTAGACGGTTTCTGTGATGGCATAAACGAGGCATTATCTATTGCTGGCATTGATATGCACTTGATGGTGTTTCATCCAGACTATGACGCAACAGAAGCTGGTCTGGATTTTTTAGATGACGATGTAACTGACGAAGAGTTAGAATATTGCATGGTCTTTGTGCAGAGGTTGTCATTACTTGATGATGCTTCTGTAAGTTTAGAGAAGTCAGGATACTATGCGCACTTTCCTGACGAAGTTTATCAAAGCCTAGTTATAGATAGAAGGAGACTCCGACATGGCTAAAGAAAAAAATATGAGTATTGATGAAATCAATCGCCGAATGAAAGAAGAAATGGATGCTGTACGCCGTAAATATAAAGGTCAAGGATATAACGATTCAGAGATTGACGATATAATGCGTGATTATTTTGTCCAGAAAAAAGCTGCTAAAAAGAAAACAATGACTGCAGCTAAAGGCGGCATGGCTAAAAAGAAAATGATGCGAGGCGGCGTGGCAAAGAAGAAGATGCGTGGCGGCGGCATGGTTAAAATGGCTAAGAAAAAGATGATGCGCGGTGGAATGGCAAAGAAAAAGAAGTAATGCCATATGTCGCTGATTCGTCAATACATGGACATGGTGTGTTCGCAGATAAGGGCTATTCAGTCGGAGATACGATTGAGTTATGCCCTTATCTCGTCACAGATGATGATGACGTGGGAGAAGTTAGTGTCTTACATGACTATATGTTTCAATCACCTAATGACGATGTTAAAGAATATTTGGTCCCACTTGGTTACGCTATGGTGTACAATCACAGCGAAAGTCCAAATGCTGAGTGGGAAATTCACGAAGAAGATAACCGCTTTGTACGCTTCTATGCCGTGGAAGAAATAAAGCAAGGCGAAGAAATACTACACGACTATGGTGTAGACTATTGGGACAGTAGAGATTAATGTCAACATTCTTGTCAAATAAAAATGGTCGCGTAAGAAGTGTAGGACATAAGTGTACTACAACTTCACGTGAACTTATTTACACTTGTCCAAAGAATCATACTACACTTGTCACCCTTTTATTTTTATCTAACACTGATACCGCTAACCGTGACGTTACCATTGAGTGGTATCATTCTGATGAAGCTGTATACTACACTGTGTTTGGTACATCTATCTCATCAAAGAACTATTTGCAGTTTTCTGATGGATACATGGTATTAAATGAAGATGACAGATTTCATATTACAGCTGGTGCGGCTAATGTTATTAGTGCCATTATTAGCGTTGAAGAAATCTTTGACCCCGTAACTCACTAAGGAGATAGGAGAGATGCCCCTCACAAAAAAAGGTTCTGAAATAAAAGCCGCAATGAAAAAGCAATATGGGGAGAAGAAGGGTGAGCAAGTCTTCTACGCAGCAGCCAACAAAGGAACAGTTAAAGGAGTGGCGAAAGGACAGAAGTTCGCGCCGGGTGGGTCAGTTGGAAAAGCTGGCAAATCGGCGAAGCCTAAAGCGCAGAGCAAAAGTAGAGTTAATGAAGCTGGCAACTACACTAAGCCAACCATGAGAAAAAGATTATTTGAAAAGATTAAAGCTGGCAGCAAGGGTGGTAAACCCGGACAGTGGTCAGCACGTAAGGCACAGATGTTAGCACGGGAATACAAGGCAGCAGGTGGAGGCTATAAGTCATAATGGAATGGTGCATGTCTTCATCTTACTTGTATACATCGGAACTGGAGAAAGCCGCTACCTTGCTAGTGGAGACATGTATTTCCGCAGTATTACGGACTGCAACTTCTATGCCCGTGAAGTGTCAAGACGTTATGGAAGCTACACCTATCGTGATTGGGTGGATGAACGAGACCGTGTTACCGCATATTGTGTCCCTAAGTATCTAAAGAAAGGCACAGTCGAGGTGTATTAAATGTTAGCAGAATTAGCCGCTGCTAACGCAGCCTTCGGAGTAATTAAACAAGCAGTAGCCAACGGACGTGACATTGCAAGTGTTGGTAGTCAGATTGCTAAGTTTGTAGATGGCAAAGAAGATTTACAAAGAAAAGTAACAAATAAAAAGAATAGCCCATTTTATAGGGGCAACGACTTTGAAGAGTTTATGGCTCTGGAAGCCATCAAAGAAAAAGAAGAAGAACTAAAACAAATTATGATACTTTGCGGTAGACCGGGTTTATGGAACGACTGGCAGAAGTTTCAAGCAGAAGCACGTAAGGCTAGACTAGAAGCAGAAGAAGCTGCACGTAAACGTAAACAGCAAATATTAGAAACACTTGTATTATCTCTGGCATGTATTGTAGGTCTCAGTGTTCTTGCTATTGTAATATACTTCGGACTTAAACGTAGGGGAATGCTTTAATGAAAGCACCACAAAAAAGCCTAGTAGCATGGACAAAACAGAAGTGGCGCACCAAGAGTGGCAAGCCCTCTGGACAAACAGGTGAAAGGTATTTACCTGAAAAAGCAATAAAGTCCTTGACAAGCGCAGAGTATTCTGCTACAACTAAGGCGAAGAGAGAAGGTACACGTGCAGGACAACAATTTGTACGACAACCGAAGCGCATTGCAAAGAAGACTGCACAGTTTCGCAGAGGAACTTAATATAAAGTTATTGCGCGAAGAGTTTCCAGAACTGGAGACACGTGTTGAGATATTGCAATACGAGATAGGACAGAGATATGCTACAATCGCTCATAGGACCAGTAACAGGTCTACTTGATAAGTTTATTGAAGACAAAGACCAGAAGGCAATGCTTGCACATGAGTTAGCTACAATGGCTGACAAGCAAGCTAACAGTATTGCACTGGCGCAGATAGAAGTGAATAAGATGGAAGCTGCTTCAGGCTCTATCTTTAAAGGTGGATGGAGACCCTTCATTGGATGGGTATGCGGTATAGCGTTTGCATATCACTTTATTTTACAGCCGCTGATTATCTTCGGTGTTAGTGTTGCTGGCCTAGATGTTCCAGAACTTCCAGAGTTTGATATGTCAACACTTCTTACGGTTCTTGGTGGACTACTTGGATTAGGAACATTACGCACTTATGAAAAATCAAAAGGCTTATCCAAGTGAGTTCCAAACAAATACTAGAATGGAAAATTATTCCACGTGTAATGATGCTAGTGATAACTCTAATGAGTTGGCGTTGTGCGGAGTGGTTTATGAACTTGGAAGACCCGACAGCACCACAGTCAGCTTTTGTAAGCGTTGTGATGGGTGCTATGACAGGTGCATTCGGAATTTGGATGGGAAACGAGCATAAGAAGACTTAACAGATGAAATACGATAAAAGCATATTTATACAAAAATTAATTGAACATGAAGGCTTAGTGCTGCAAGTTTATAAAGATAGCTTGGGCATTGACACTATTGGAATTGGTAGAAACCTAGAAGACCGTGGCATCAGTGACGAAGAACTAGAAGACATGGGCATTGCCAGCATTGACCACGTGTATTCATTTGGCATTACAGAAGCAGATGCCATACTTCTAGCGGAGAATGACGTACAGATTGTCGAAAAAGAACTGCTGGATGCCCATCCTTGCATCGCAGGATTAGACGCTGTACGTCAACTTGTACTTATGGACATGGCATTTAATATGGGTGTGCCACGTTTATGTAAGTTTAAAAAGATGTGGGCTGCTATCCATGACGAAGATTTTACTACTGCATCAAAAGAAATGCTTGACAGTAGATGGGCAAATCAGGTAAAATCACGTAGTACAAAATTAGCCCACGCAATGTATTCAGGACAAATGTAATATGGCTAGAGAATTAAATGAAAAACAGCAGAAGTTTTTAGACGTACTGTTTGACGAGGCAGGTGGTGACATGGTTGCCGCTAAAAAACTTGCTGGCTATTCTGACGGTACGCCTACTACATCTATTGTAAAAGGTTTAAAAGAAGAGATTCTTGAAGCCACACAAATGTATATGGCACGTAATGCACCAAAGGCTGCACTTGCTATGACAGGTGCGCTGTACGACCCAACTGAACTTGGTATTCGTGATAAGATGTCTGCCGCCAAAGAATTGCTTGACCGTGTAGGTTTGGTAAAAACAGAGAAAATGGAAGTCAAAGCAAGTGGCGGCGTTATGCTTATGCCACCTAAAGCAACGTCAGAAGAGGATGATGACTAATGAGTAAATCAAAAGCAATAGGTAATGTTCTTGAAACAATTCAATCTCTCATTAGAGGTAAAGCTAAAGATGCTGGACAAAGTGTAAAAACTTTTCGTCAAAATAACCCTAATGACAAAGACGTAAAAAGATTGTATGCAGAAAAACCTCAGATTAAAGAATCTGATGAACTTAGAGCAAATACACGTTTAATAGAAAAAGCACGTGAAAAGAAACGTGTTCTTGAAAATAAATACTTTGATGAGGCTGAAGCAAAATTTGAAAAACAAGGAAAAAAATTTCGCAAAGATTATTTTGCAGAAGATTTAGATGATTATGTAGATAACATGTTAGAAGAAAATCACAAAATAATTACAGATGCTGCAAGCGGTAATAAAGAAGCGTTAAAACGATTCGGTAGTAAGGATTATCGTAAGGGCGGCATGGTACTATCTACAATAGACAATCGTAAAAGAAAATGACACGTAGTATAGGCAAGTGGAAACTTCCACAGCCAACAGACATTAAAGAAGAAAACGAATGGGTACAGATACCACGCATAGCACGGACTGTACCATTTGGTTATAAACTGAACGATGATGACCCCGACATACTTGACCCCATCAAGACTGAACTAGATTTGCTAGAAAAAGCAAGACAACATGTAAGGCAGTATTCATATCGTGAAGTAGCTAACTGGTTAAGCAAGAACAGTGGCAGATATATTTCACATGTGGGTTTGAGGAAACGGTTAGATAATGAGCGACAGCGTAAGAACCAAGCTGCAAGTCTCCGCAAGTGGGCAGACTATGCGCAAACGGCAATCGCCAAAGCGCAAGAAATCGAAGAAACCCGAACAGGCGCAAAAGCCAACGGTTGAAATAAAAGAAACTGTACCTGTTTCACATGAAACTCAGTATGAAACAGCTAGTATTGAAGAGACAGCAAACATACTCTTCAAGCCTAACCCCGGACCACAGACGGACTTTTTGGCAGCAAGTGACCGTGAAGTATTATACGGTGGTTCAGCAGGGGGCGGTAAGTCATACGCCATGCTTGCTGACCCACTACGATACATGGGGCATCCACAGTTTAGTGGATTGATGTTACGACATACAACTGAAGAACTGCGAGAACTTATATTTAAATCGCAGGAGTTGTACCCAAAAATCTGGCCCGGTATTAAATGGTCAGAACGAAAGATGCAGTGGACTGCACCATCTGGCGCAAGGTTGTGGATGTCTTATCTAGATAGAGATGAAGATGTCTTGCGTTATCAGGGTCTGGCATTTAGCTGGATAGGGTTTGACGAATTAACACAGTGGTCCACACCATACGCATGGAACTACATGCGTTCTCGTCTAAGGTCCACTGCACCAGACTTGCCAATCTTTATGAGGGCAACAACTAACCCCGGTGGACGGGGACATCATTGGGTCAAGAAAATGTTCATTGACCCTGCCCCCTATGGAAAGGCATTCGATGCGACAGACATTGAAACAGGAGAGGTGTTACGATACCCAGCTGGACATGAGAAGGCTGGAAAGTCTTTATTCAAAAGACGCTTTATCCCTGCAAGACTATCTGATAACCCATACCTCTCTTCGGGCGGTGATTACGAAGCCATGCTTCTTTCCCTACCAGAGCAACAGCGTAGGCAACTTCTGGAAGGAGATTGGGACATTAAAGAAGGAGCAGCCTTTACTGAGTTTAATCGTGATATTCATGTTATTGAACCTTTTCACATCCCTAGTAACTGGGTTAAGTTTAGGGCTTGTGACTATGGCTACGGGTCTTTTTCTGGTGTACTTTGGTTTGCAGTCGCACCTTCAGAACAACTTATCGTCTACAGAGAACT